TCGCTGGGGTCGGAGCAGCCGCTCCTGAACAGCGAGCTTCTCGGCTATGGCCGCGATCCGCTGGCCCCGATCAAGGATGCGGTGACCGCGGACGGCGATGTCGTCGTGCCGATCGATGTGGCGGCCTTCGGCTTCTGGCTGAAGGCCGCTTTCGGGGATCCCGTGACCACTGGCGCGGATGCGCCCTACACCCATGCGTTCCAGTCGGGGTCCTGGACGCTGCCGTCGATGTCCATCGAGACCGGGATGCCGGAGGTACCGCGCTATGCGATGTACACCGGCTGCGTCCTCGACCAGCTCAGCTGGCAGATGCAGCGGTCGGGACTGCTTACCGCGACAGCACGGCTAGTCGCAAAGGGTGAAACCGTGGGGGCGACCTCGAGCGTTGGCACGCCCGCCGCTGTTGAGCTGCAGCGCTTCGGGCATTTCAACGGGGCCATTACCCGCAACGGTTCGGCGCTTGGCAACGTGGTGTCGGCCGAGATCACCTATGCCAACAACCTCGACCGGATCGAGACGATCCGCAGCGATGGTCGCATCGACGGAGCGGACCCCTCCATCGCCGCCTTGACCGGGCGGATCGAGGTGCGCTTCGCCGACCAGACGCTGGTGACGCAGGCGATCAACGGCGACCCCTGCGAGCTGGAGTTCGGCTACAGCCTGCCCTCTGGCGAGAGCTTCACCTTCACCGTCCATGCCGTGTACCTGCCACGCCCCCGGATCGAGATTTCCGGACCGCAGGGCGTGCAGGCGACCTTCGACTGGCAGGCGGCCCGCGACAGCACCCTCGGCCGCATGTGCACCGCAACCCTGATCAATGACGTGGAGATGTATTGATGATCCGTCTGAACCTGACGGCCGCGCCTGAGTGGCTGGACCTAGCCCCCGGTCTCCGCCTGCATGTGGCACCTCTGACCACCGCGCTGATGGTGTCGGCCCGCGCCGATCCGCTGATCGAGGCGCTGCCGGACACGGCGACGCAGGAAGAACTGGCGCTGGCCATGGCCAAGGCGGTCGCCCGGCGTGCCGTGCTGGACTGGGAGGGAGTCGGGGACGCCGCGGGCGAGATCGTGACGGTCACCCCGGAGGGCATCGATGCCCTCCTGAACATCTGGCCAGTCTTCGAAGCCTTCCAGACCCGCTATGTGGCGAAGGGCCTGCTGCTGGACGCAGAAAAAAACGTCTCCGCGCCCTCGCCGACTGGTCCTTCGGCGGGGGCGACAGGTACTGCGCGGCCTGCGAACCCTGCGAGGGCCCCGGCGGCCGCTGCCCCGACTGCCCCGCACGGTTGAACCGGCCACAGACAGAAGATGGCTGGCAGGTCTGGGACCTCGTCGGCCGCCTTGGTGGGCAATTGCGCGTGATCCCCGGCGCCGTGCTGGGCTGGGACATGGGGGCGGCGCTGTCGCTCGCCCAAGGACTGGGCCTCAACACTTTAATTGCCGCCGAACTGCTGCCCGAGATCGAGGCAGTGATGGTGCGCAAGCTCAACGAACAGATGGAAAGTTCCTGACCCATGGCTGAGAAACGCGTCTCTGTCCGCCTCGTCGCAGAGGGCGGCCGCCAGGTGCGTGCCGAACTGGAAGGCATCGGCGAGGCCGGATCGCGGGGTTTCAGCCGCCTGTCCTCCGAGATGGAACTGGCCAATGCCCGGCTTGGCGCCTTCGCGCGCAGAGCCGGGATCGCACTTGCCGCCGTGACAGCGGCGGCCGTTGCCACCGGCGTTGCGATGGTGCGCTCGGGTCTCGATGTCATCGGCGCGCAGGCCGACATGGCCGCCTCGCTGAAGACCACCGTCGAAAGCCTGCAGGTGCTTACCTGGGCTGGCGAACTGGCCGGTGTCTCGATGGGCGAGATCGAACAGGCGACGAAGAAGCTGACGACGCGGCTGTCGGAAGCCGCGGCGGGCTCGGGATCGGCAGTCGGCGCTCTGCAGCGGCTGAACCTGACGGCCGCCGAGTTGCAGGCGCTGCCGCTCGATCAGCGCATCGTGGCGATCCAGGACGCGCTGGCCCGCTATGTCCCCGAGGCCGAACGCGCGGCGGTGGCGTCTGATCTGTTCGGCGACCGGGCGGCGCTGGCTTTCCTGCGCATCGATGCCGCGACACTGCGCGAAGCGGCGCAGGATGTGCAGGACTTCGGGGTGGCGGTCAGCGCGGCAGATGCCGCGCAGATCGAACGCACCGGCGATGCCATCGCCAAGCTCAGCCTGATCTGGCTGGGTCTTACCAATCGCCTGACCGCCGCCGTCGCCCCGGCACTGGAGACGGTGGCGAACGCGCTGGCTGACATGGCGCGCGGCACCGGCCCACTCGGCGGTGCCATCACCATGGTGTTCGACAACCTTGGTCGCCTCGCCACCTATGTCACGACCTTCGCTGCCTTCATGGCCGGGCGCTGGGTCGCGGGCATGGCGGTTGCAGCGCTTTCGGTGCGCGGCCTCGCCACCGCGCTGGTCTTCCTGCGCGGCGCGCTGATCCGGACCGGGATCGGGGCACTGATCGTCGGCGCAGGCGAGTTGGTCTACCAGTTCACCCGGCTGGTGGAGCGGGTCGGCGGTGTCGGCGAAGCCTTCCGGCTGCTCGGCGATCTGGCCCGCGAGGTCTGGTCGCGCATGGGGTTGGCGTTGGATGCAGCTCTCGCGCGGATGGCAGCTGGCTGGGAGGGGCTGAAGGCGGCCGGGCTGTCGGCGCTCGACGGCACCATCGCCGGTGTCGTCAGTTTCGGCGACAGGACAGCGGCGGTGTTCCAAGGGGCCTATGATGCCGCGGTCGGGATCTGGGGCAGTCTGCCCGGCGCCATCGGGGACTTTGCCTTCCAGGCCGCGAACGGACTGATTTCCGGCGTCGAGGCAATGCTGAACGGCGTCGTCACCCGCATCAACGGCTTCATCAACGGGTTGAACGCCGCGCTGGAGCTGTTGCCCGACTGGGCGGTGGGCGAAGGTGGAGTGCGGATCGGCACGCTCGATCCGTTGACGCTGGGGCGGATCGACAACCCGTTCGAAGGCTCGGCGGCGGCAGCAGGAACAGCCGCGGCGGAAGCCTTCTCGGCGGCCTTGTCGCAGACCTACCTTGCACCGCCCGATCTTGGCCTCGGCGCCATGGCCGACGATGCCCGCGCCCGGGCCGACGGTTATCGCGAGGCCGCCAGGATGCTGGCCGATGCGGCTGGACGACCGCTCAGCAGCTGGCAGGCGCTCCGCGATGCGGTGACCGGCACCGGGACAGAGGCCGAGGCCGCACTGGCGGATGCCGCTGCCTCGGCGGATGCGCTGGGCCTGGAACTGGACGAGACAGCCGCCGCTGCGACAGGCGCCGGTGCGGCAGCGCGTGATGCCGGGGCTGCGACAGCGGATGGGGCAGAGGAAGCCCTGACCGGCTGGGCTGCAGTCATCGCCGCGCTGGCCGACTATGCCACCAGGGCCCACGACATCGGCGGCGATATCGGGAGTGCGCTGGTCGGAGCCTTCACTTCGGCCGAGCGGGCGGTGGGTGATTTCGTGAAGACCGGCAAGCTCGATTTCCGGGATCTGGTGACGTCGATGATCGCCGATCTGGCGCAACTGGCGGCCCGGCAGTTCATCCTGGGGCCGATTGCCGGAGCCCTGTCTGGCGCGCTGGGCGGAGCGTCGGGTGCGGGCGGGATCTTCGCCAGCATCCTGCATGCGGGAGGCGTGGTCGGATCACCCGGCCCGGGTCGCATGGTTCCGGCGCTGGCCTTTGCGGGCGCGCCTCGGATGCACAGCGGTGGCTGGGCCGGGCTGCGGCCTGACGAGGTTCCAGCCATCTTGCAGCGGGGCGAACGCGTCTTGTCGCGGCGCGAAGCAACTGGATACGGCAATGGTGGTGATGCACCCGCCGTCAATGTCACGATCATAGCGCGCGATGCCGAAAGCTTCCGGCAATCCCGCACCCAAGTTGCAGCCGACATCGCCCGCGCGGTGTCGATGGGCCGCCGGGGCATGTGAGGTCCGGACATGGCATTCCACGACCTCCGGTTTCCGGACAACATCAGCCGCGGCGCGCGCGGCGGCCCGGAACGGCGAACGCAGATCGTGTTGCTGGCCTCGGGCGACGAGGAGCGCAATGCCAGCTGGGCCAACTCGCGGAGGCGCTATGATGTGGCCTATGGCATCCGCCGTGCCGATGATTTGGCGGCGGTCGTCGCCTTCTTCGAGGCCCGCAACGGTCGCTTGCACGGTTTCCGCTTCAAGGACTGGGCCGACTACAAGTCCTGCCTGCCCTCGCAGACCATCACGCCGCTTGACCAGTCGATCGGCACCGGGAACGGGACGACCACCGCGTTCCAGCTGGTGAAGCGCTATACGTCGGGTGGGCAGACATGGGTCCGGACCATATCCCGACCCGTCGCGGGCACTGTCCGCATCGCGCTGGGCCTTGCAGAGCAGACCTCGGGCTGGACGCTCGATGCCGCGACCGGCGTCGTGACCTTTGCCACTGCGCCCGCGAACGGCGTTGTTGTCCGGGCCGGTTTCCAGTTCGATGTGCCGGTCCGCTTCGATACCGATCTGCTGGACGTCACCCTTGATATCGAGCGGCTAGGCTCGATCACCTCGATCCCGCTCATCGAGATCAGGCAGCGAGGACCCGCGCTGGCTCCCCCCGATCCCGAGCCGCCCGCGCCCACCATCTTCACCTGGACAGACGTCTTTGCCGATCACCGCAGTTTTGCGGGCGGCGCCAACTGGACCGGCTGGGGCACCAGCACCGGTCAGCCCGCCGAGGTGCCACTCGAGTTCTTCATGCGCTCGGTCCTGCCTGCCTTGCAGCCAGATGGCGCGACCATCCGCCTCGAGAGCCCGACCGGCACAATGCATCTGCGCGGCCGCATGCAGCCGCCACCCCGCTCGGTACTGCGCAACTGGACGCTGGACCTCGCCGAGACGATCATCGAGCGCGGCAGGTCCGGGACCTACTGGGGTCAATTCCATCTTTGGGGCGATGTGGTCGAGGCCCCCTCGGTCTCACCGCCCTCGGTCGGTGTCGCGGCCTCCATCGGTGCCACCACCCTGACGCTGAAGAACGATGCCGACACGACGGCGTTTCTGGCGACCGTCGGTCCGGGGTCCATCGCTGTGGTCCGCACCAATGCCACTGCACCCGACTACCACCCGGCCGAGAGCCGCGAGATCATCTACATCGAGAGCATCTCGGGCCGGGTGCTGACCTTGTCCCGGCCCCTGACGATCTCGATCGCCGTCTCGAACCCGCTGGATTACCCCGGCGAGACCGAGGACCCCTCGACCGTCACCCTGCTGGTGGGCTCACTCCTGGCCGCCAATGCCGCGACCGGGGCCACGCAGGTGACCCTCGTCGATGCCGCAGGCCTGAACGCCGGCGATTGGGTCTATCTCTCGACCTCCGAACTGCCCACCCCCACCGGCAACCAGTTTGCGGCGACGCTCGGCGTGCTGCTCGACCCCACCGAGCCCTTCGGCGACATCATCATCAACGAGGAGATCCACCGCATCACCGCCAAGTCGGGCAACACGCTGACGCTGGCGGAACCCCTCGGCAAGAACAAGCTGACCGCCTGGAACGCCGCCTGCGTGAAGGTCGACCCGATCGAGAACGCCACACTGAAGGGTGGGCGGTTCGTCGGCCAGCAGGACGGCTCTGCGGCCGAGGCCTGGGAGCACCAGTACATCTGGGCGCGCTATTGCGTGAACAGCACGATCAGCGATGCGCTGTTCGACAAGGATGCGGGGCGTGCCCTCACCCACCGCCGGATTGGCCAGGCGGTCCGGTCCGACACCGGGGCGGGCAACACGATCACCCGCCTGACGATCGGGCGGGGCGGCAGCATCGAGGCGGGCGAAGGCTATGGCGTGTCCCTGCGGCGGGGCGAGCGCAACTCGGTCGTCTCGCATTGCGACATCGAGAAGTGCCGCCACAGCATCGAGCTCTGGAGCACCACGGACGGCTGCATCGTCGAGTGGAACACGGTGCGCGACGACACCTCGAGCAGCCTCGACACCCACGGCAGCTGGAACAAGGGCGTCATCATCCGCAACAACACAATCAGCAATGACGGGCTCTTGCTCTCCCCCGATCTTGGCGATCTGCCCGATGCGATCCGGATCGGCAACAACCGCTTCTGGTTCGACGAGGACATCCAGGTCCTGAACAACACCGTCACCGGCTACCGCGGCAATGCGATCAACATTGTGCCGGGGTCACGCAATGTCACCGTGGACGGTCTCGACTGCGATGATGTCGACCGGGTGCTGGCGATTGCCAAGAACGACCGGCATCCGGCACTCTTCTCGACCGACATCATCATCCGCAACGTCACCGCCGACAACATTCGCGACCGGCTCTCGGAGGTCGACAACACCTCCGACACCACCCACGTCAAGCGCCTGACGCTGGAGGACTGGACCGTCGGCGCCTCGGGCGTTGGCACGGCCAATGTGGCAGGCATCCTGAACTTCCGCCTGTTCCGGATCGAAGACCTCACCCTGCGCCGGGTCCGGCTGGAGGCGATCCGGACCCAGACCTTCCACTACGCCTGGTACTTCGAGGATGTCACCGGTCTCACCATGACGAACTGCTTCCAGCAGGGCGGCCAGCGCGGCATCTCCGCCACCCGCGTCACGGGCATTAGCGGCACCATCCGGATCGACGATCTGGAGGCCACGACCAAGCATGTGCTGCGCACTGTGGGGACCTGTTCGGGAGCGCTGACCGTCACCCATGCGGGCTTCACGCCGGTGGTCGATGCCACGGGCGTCACTGTCACGCTGGTCCCGGCGTGACCGGCAATTCTGAGGCAAAGCAATGAAGTCGCTCTCTCCCGCCCTGCAGGCCCATCTCAACGAAGGAACCACGACGCTGGCCTGGTGCTGGCGGATCGCCCGCCCTGACGGGGTCACCTTCGGCTTCACCGACCACGATGAGCCGCTCATGTTCGACGGCACCACTTTCGACCCCGAAAGCGGGTTTGCGGCGTCCGAGGTTCGCTCCGGGTCTGACCTCGCAGTCGATGCACAGGATGCCCAAGGTGTCCTCACCTCCGACCGGATCACCGAGACCGACATTCTCGACGGCCGCTGGGACAATGCCAGCGTCGAAGTCTGGCGGATGAACTGGCGGGCGGCGGGGCAGCGCGTCCTGATGCGGCGCGGCGCCATCGGCCAGATCCGGCGCGGGCGGCTGGCCTTCGTGGCTGAGGTCCGCAGCCTCGCCCATGTCCTCGGCCAGACGGTCGGGCGGACGTTCCAGGCAAGCTGTGATGCGGCATTGGGCGATGCGCGCTGCGGGGTCAACGCCGACGCCGCGGCGTTTAGGGGAACCGGGGCGGTGACCGCCCTCCAGAATGATCGCGCCTTCTCCGCCTCGGGTCTGGGCGCGTTCGATGCAGGCTGGTTCACCTCCGGCACGATCCACTGGACCAGCGGCGCCAATGCCGGGCGGCAGGCGGAGGTGCTGGCGCACGATCTTGCGGGAGGAGCAGCGGTGCTGACCCTGCTGGAACCGCCGGTATGGGCGGTCACGGCGGGCGCGACCTTCACCATCCGCGCAGGCTGCGACAAGCGCATCGAGACCTGCGCGGCGAAGTTCGCCAATGTCGCGAACTTCCGGGGGTTCCCCCATATCCCCGGGCAGGATGCCGTGCTGCGCTATGCCACCAAGGACGGCGGGCATCAGGGGGCGGTGCTGTGAAGGCCGCGGATGGGGCCCGCGTCGTCGCGGCCGCCCGGTCCTGGCTTGGCACGCCCTATCATGATCAGGCGAGCCTGAAGGGAGTCGGGTGCGATTGCCTCGGCCTCGCGCGCGGCGTCTGGCGTGAGGTGGTGGGGCCCGAGCCCTTCCCGATCCCGCCATATAGCCGGGACTGGGGTGAGACCGGGCCGCGCGAGGTTCTGGCCGATGGGGCGCGGCGGATGATGCCGGAGATCGAACACGGCGCTGCCCCGCCCGGCGCACTGGTCCTGTTCCGAATGATGCCTCGCGCCATCGCCAAGCATGTGGGGATTGTGACCGGAGCCGCCAGCTTCATCCACGCCTATGAGCGGCTCGGCGTCATCGAGGAACCGCTTACCCAGACATGGCGGCGGCGGATCGCCTTCGCCTTTCACTTCCCTGCCCCTTCGTCTTCCATTCTTGGCCCAAAGGCTGACTGAACCATGGCCACCCTCGTTCTCGGCGCCGTCGGCACTGCCATTGGCGGCAGCATCGGCGGCACGATCCTTGGCGTCGGCGCCGCAACCATCGGTGGCTTCATCGGCTCGGCCGTGGGCTCGGTCGTCGACAGCTGGATCGTCTCCTCACTGGCTCCGGCGCAGCGGATCGAGGGCGCACGGCTCGATACCCTACGCATCACCTCGGCCACCGAAGGCGCCGTGATCCCGCGGCTCTACGGCCGCATGCGGATCGGTGGCAACATCATCTGGGCCACGGATTTCCGCGAGGAGACCAAGACCACCTCGCAAGGTGGCGGCAAGGGTGGTGGCGGCGGATCTGTCACCACGACGGAGTACCTCTACTTCGCGTCCTTCGCGGTGGCCCTCTGCGAGGGTCCGATTACCGGCATCGGGCGCATCTGGGCCGACAGCAAGCCGATGGACATGACCGGTGTCACTTGGCGCTGGTATCCGGGCGACGAGGATCAGACTGTCGATCCCTTCATCGCCGCGACGATGGGCGCGGAGGCCACGCCCGCCTATCGCGGCACGGCCTATGTCGTCTTCGAGGATTTGGCGCTGTCGCGCTATGGCAATCGCCTGCCGCAGCTCTCCTTCGAGGTGTTCCGCCCGCTGGCCGATCCAGACACCGCCGAGGGGTTGGTCAAGGCGGTCACCCTGCTCACCGGCGGTGAGTTCGGCCTTGCCACGCAAGCGATCCGCTCTGGCACAAGCGGCGAGACGGTGCCGGAGAACCTGACGGCGCTGCCCGACACGCCCGACCTCGTCGAGGCGCTTGACCAGCTGCAGGCGATGGTGCCTGCCGTCGAGAGCGTGACGCTCGTGGTGCCGTGGTTCGGCGACGATCTCCGCGCGGGATCCTGCACGATCAGGCCCGGAGTCGAAGTGGATGCGAAGACCACCACGCCGGTCTCATGGGTTGTGAATGGCGTCGGCCGCGGGTCTGCGCATCTGATCAGCCGTGACAGCGAGGATCGTCCGGTATTCGGCGGGACACCGGCGGATTTTGCGGTGGTGCAGGCGATCCAGGAGCTGAAAGCCCGCGGGCTGCGCGTGACGCTGCTGCCGCTCGTGCTGATGGATATCCCGCCGGGCAACGGCCTGCCGAACCCCTACAGCGCCAATGCCGCCGCGACCGGCCAACCGGTCTATCCCTCCCAGGCACGGATCACCTGTTCCGCGGCGGCAGGCTTCGCGGGGACGGTCGACAAGACCGGTGCGGCCGCCACGCAGGTAACCGCGTTCTTCGGTGGGGCATCACCCGCGGACTTCGACATCAGCGGCGAGACCGTCACCTGGGACGGACCTTCCGGCGACTGGGGTCTGCGCCGGATGGTGCTGCACTACGCCCATCTCTGCGCCGCGGCCGGTGGCGTGAATGCCTTCCTGCTCGGTAGCGGGCTGCGCGGGCTGACCACGATCCGCTCAGGCGCCAGCACCTATCCGGCCGTCACTGCAGTCCGGACCCTCGCGGGCGATGTCCGATCAATCCTCGGCGCCGGGACGCAGATCAGTTATGCCGCCGACTGGACGGAGTATTTCGGGCACCAGCCGCAGGATGGTTCGGGGGACGTCTTCTTCCACCTCGACCCGCTCTGGGCAGATGATGCGATCGACTTCATCGGGATCGATGCATGGTTTCCGCTGTCGGACTGGCGCGATGGTGCAGACCATGTCGACGCGACTTCAGCCGACCCGATCGGCGCTATCACCCCACCGCCCGGCGGCTGGCCCGGGATCTACGACCAGACCTATCTGCAGGCCAACATCGCGGGCGGCGAAGGCTTCGATTGGCGCTACGCCAACCCTGGCAACCGCACAGCCCAGATCCGCACAGCCATAGTCGATAGCGCCTACGGCAAACCGTGGGTCTTCCGGCCCAAGGATCTGCTGGCCTGGTGGTCGAACCCGCATCTCAACCGCCCCGGCGGGGTGGAAAGCGGTGGGCCCACGGCATGGGTGCCGCAGTCGAAGCCCATCCGCTTCACGCAACTCGGCTGTCCCGCCATCGACCGCGGCACCAATCGGCCTGACGCCCGCGTCGATGCGCTGTCGTCGGAAAGCGCGGTGCCGCATTTCTCGAGAGGTGGGCGAGACGACGCCATCCAGCGCGCCGCGCTCGAGGCGATCTATTCCTGGTGGGGCAAGTCGGCGAACAACCCAACTTCCTCGGTCTACGAGGGCCGCATGGTCCGACTCGCGGATTCAGCCGCATGGACCTGGGATGCCCGGCCCTATCCGTTCTTTCCGGAACTGGCCGACGTCTGGGCCGACAGTGCAAACTGGCGGACGGGTCCTTGGCTGACAGGACGGCTGGGCGCCGTGTCGCTCGCCGCCCTCGTCCGACATCTCTGCCAGCGGGCCAGGATGCCGGAAGACCAGATCGATGTCTCCGGGTTGTGGGGCGCGTTGGAAGGTTATGTGATCTCGGCGCTGGAAAGCCCGCGGACCTCGATCAGCATGCTGGCGCGGCACTTCGGCTTCGATGCCATCGAGACCGAAGGCAAGATTCGCTTCGTCATGCGAGGTGGGGCGGCGGCTCTGACTCTGACCCATGACGATCTCGTGGCTCCGAATGCCGGTGGCGGTCCCGGGTCTGGGGACGGCGAAGTGCTGGAACTCGTCCGCGCGCAGGAGACCGAACTGCCGCAGGCGCTGAAGTGGCAGGTGGCGCGCGCCGATGAAGATTACGATGCGGCCCTCGTCGAGGCGCGGCGCATCACCGTCGACACGACGCGGATTGCTTCGGAGACCTTCCCCGTCGCGGTGCCGCCCGAGGAGGCCGAACGCCGCTGCCGTCGCGCGCTGATGGAAGCCTGGACCGGCCGCGAGACCGCCAGCTTCCGGCTGCCACCGTCGCGGCTGGCACTCGACCCGGCCGATGTAGTCAGCCTCGTTCACGATGGGCGCGAGGTGGATTTCCGGCTGGTGACCATCGCCGATGCGGACGCGCGTGGGATCGAGGCTGTCCGCCAGGATC